AAGGAGATCCGCGACTGTTGCTTCCATGTGACCACCTCCTGGCCGTCTACGGTGCCAACGGTAGCACCATCCATCGCTGCCGCCAAACTGGCTTTCAGCTCGTCCTCACGTTCGTTGAGTTCACGCTTCTCTGCCTGTACCTCACGCAACTGTGCGATCACCGATGACAGGTCGGTCAGATCGGCAACATGTTCGCTGAGAGGCTTTGATGCGAAGTCGTTGTAGTTCGCCTGCCAATCGTCAGGGAGGAACCCGACAGCGATGTTCCGACAGAAATCTGCGACCGCTGCGATGTGCCGGCCGCGATCTACCTCGGTGACATACTGACGGTAGATCTTCAGATCAAGGGTGCTGTCGAACACGCCCCAGATCACCTCGTCAGTGTCACAGCACAACGACTGCTGTACGCCTTGCCAATGCCAGTAGGCCGGCAGGGGGCCGTATCCGTCGCCGTAGTCGCCGTCAGGGTCAAACACACCGGAGTAGGTTTTGATTTCCACGATGGCGTCAGGCAGGAACGGGTTATTGCCGATGTACCCGTCGAGGGTGGCGACCATTGACGCGCCTCGTTCTTGGAACGTGTACATGCGGTCAGGGTGGAACACTCGTTCGCCGATTTCGTCACCAACCCAGTTCAACAAGGTGGCTTCTAGGCGGTTGCCGCGTTCCATCGCACGGTTCGTTTCGGTGACGGTTGGTTCGTCGGCCAGCTTGTCAATGCCGAGACCGTACTTCGTTTTGAAACGGTGTTCGCCGTGGACTGCTGCTGCGTCTGATGCGGACACGACCGGCCAACCGGTGTCATCCCTGTGGCGAAGCTTCAGCCATTCCATGCTGCCGTGCAGCGGTTTGATGATAGTTGCACCCATAGGTTCCTCCTGTGTAGCGGGTTGGCTACAGTATTACAGGAGGGTGTGACACGGTGTCAAGTCTAAAAGTTCTCGTCAAACCAGTTGACCGGCAGGTGAGCTGCGAGCGAGTACACCGAGCAGACGTTCTCTAACGGGATGTGGGTGATCTCGCCGACGGTGTCAGGATCGTTCGGGATGCCGATAACGGACGACACAATCGTCAGGTGACCTTCTAAGCATTGGGGCCACACCCAGCCGACTGTCAGCACATGGGTTTCTTGGGGTTCATAGGTAGCGGTATCTACCCAGCCGCCCTCGCCACCGGATGCAGCGTCACGCCATTGGCACACCACAATCGGCCATGTCTCGTCGTCCTCGTCGTACACCTCGCCCATCAGAACGGCTCGTACGGAATCAGTTTGCCGCCGCACGCGGAGCATTTACGGCCACCGACAACGATGGCACCGCACCGCACGCACTCGTACACAGCCTCGCTCATTTCTTCCCCCTGTTACGGGCACGGTTCTTCGATGCGTTCTCCAACACCATCCCACCGGATCGTGTATGCGACGCATCCTTGCCGCCCTTGCCCATCACGCCCTTCTCACGACGGAACTTAGAGCGTTCCCGTTTCGCCTTCTTCTGAGACGGCTTCGACTGGAACTTCGTGTCGTACTCCGCTTTCTTACGACGTGCTTCCGGGTTGTCCCGGTAATACTTCGCGGAGCGTTTCGGCTTAGGAACCTTCGGTGGGGCCATAGTTATATAGTTTGCCACGCCAGAAGGTCTGTCCGTGGTGGATTGGAATTTGTTCGTACCAGAACTGGCCGTCGCCTTCCTCGTACGACACGACAGCGAAACCTTGCTGCCAGTCCTCCACCACCGTCAACGGGCGACCGTCGAGGTCAATCCCGCCGCGCGTCGAAGGGACAGCTCCGTCCGTTCGGGCAAGGGTTCCAGGCGACGCCGCAAGGATCGTCTTGGGGCCATCCCAATCTTCTCGGGTTTTCTCAGCCCACTCACGGCGATGGATATGCCCGTAGATAACAGATACCTTGCTTTCGCTGTTGAGATACTGATGCGCTGTCGAACCGTTCGATTTGACACGGTTGCCGTGGATGACTTTGAGTTTGTTGTTGATCCAAAAGCTGGATGCAGGGTAGCCAGCCAGATACTGGATGCCATGATCGTCAAAACGGCAGAGATAAGGCACACTAAGAACAGGCCAAGAATCTGGAGTGTTGCCTCGACGGATACCGAACGCGGCTTTCGCGTTGTCGATGACATAGTTGACGAGCCTTTCTTCGTGGTTACCGGCGAGCCAAAAAATTTCTGCGTTGGGAGCGCACGCCCGTAGTTCAGCAGCAAAGACAGCAGCCCGATCGATGGACGCTTGGGTGGTGTGTGAGAAGGCCACCGAGAGCCGGTATTTGCCGAGTTCGGGTAGGTCGATGTTATCGCCGACAAGAATGACGGTATCGGGGTTGATATCACGCATTACTGACAGGCAGAGCGACACCGCTGCCTCGTCGTGGGTCGGGACAAGTTCTCCGTCAGTATCCCTGTAATAGCCGATCTGGATGTCAGGGACAATTACGGCGGTCTTGTAGCCCTCGGGGCGCACAACGCCTTTTAGGGGCCTTACAGAGCATTTGACAGGGGTTGACTGGGACACCGGATTCCACTCGGGGCCGTCCTCCCACGACGGAGAGAACGACAACCCAGCCATATCGACCGTGTGCGCCTCCCCCTCATCATCTTTGTAAAAACCCTGCCACACGTTGACCCGTTGAATCTTGCCGACTTCCTCAACATCAATCCCGTTACGTTCCAACAGGTGAGCGATCTTCCCCAACACCTCTTTCTTCGGAGGGGGAGGGCCAGCTTTCATGTCGTCAGATAACGCCACAAGTACACCTCCCAGCGGTGTGGCGTTGAATCGTGGACGACGAAATGTCGTGCCCGTTCGCTTTCAACACGTCCGACAACCAGCGTGCCGTCAAACCCGACTTGCCGTTCTTACGGTCATTGCCAGGAATAGACACCAGTTTGGTGAGCGTGTCGTTGAAAACCTGAAGGTCTTCGCCTTCTAGCGTTTCACGCAGATAGTAGATCCTGCACCGCACCAGCGGTTCCGGTTCCGGTACGGCCTGTAGTGCTTCCGCGAGTCCCATGTCCCTCCAATAACTTGATGATGTGACAGAGACGCTGCGCTTCGTCTGCGCCTCTAGGCACAACTCTAGTCAAGAAATGGGCTGCGTCAAGCAATACATCTTGGGGCATGGGTCGCCTTCCTCTTTGGAAGGAATCAGCGGCCGTGCTTCAAGTGGTAATCGATGTGATCGTTGAGTCGTTCCCGAGTGTCCTCAGAAACCTCAATGACTCGATCCAGCTTCGCAGAGTTCGCGGCGTGATCCCTCGCGTTTTCCTTCTTCAACTGAACAAGGGTGACTAGGATACCACCGGGTGCCAGTATGGCGAGAAGAATCGTCAGCCAAACTGGCATCGGAGACTCACTTTTCTCCGAAAGCCTGTTCGATTTCTTCGATCGTCAGGTCGCCGTCACGGTATGACTGGGCGAGAGCCTGGATGACACCGAGGACAGCGACTGCGCCGGACATGGCAGCAGCCTTCCACAGTTCCACGTCGAGGGCGATGCCGACTGCACCGTTGGGGATGCACGCTGCAACAAAGGTGGCGGCGAGACGGGCAACAATTTTGGTGGGGTTCATGGCAGCTCCTACGCGGTCGCTTGAAGGTCGATGATTACGTCGGCTTTTGCGTTGGCAACATGCACCATGATGTGCCCGTCGGACACCGGCACCCACGACGTGTTGCACACAGCCTCGTCGCAGAAGTTGACGTTGCTGACGTTCGGCATGTCGCCACCATCCCACGCTGTCACATGACCACCGCCGTACGGGACAACTGTGATGTTCACGAACGCTGCTGACACATCGGCGATACGGATACGGCGTGTCTCGTTCGCTTTGAACGGGCCGTCTTTCTGGCGGGAGTCGTAAAGTCGGGCAGGCTTGACAAGACGCATGTCGAGATCCTTCGTGATGTGTCGGACGGGGTCGGGGGTGAAGTTGTTCGGGGGTGCCGGCGGGTTCCACACTTCTAGAACTTGGCCGGTGTACCGGAACCGTGACTTGGGTAGTTCGATCGGTTGGAAATGCCACGGCTCGGAGTTGACGTTGGCGAAGTGAAGCAGGTCGAAACGGTGTGCGTTCGCGTTTGCCCATTTGAGGTCGCCGACGAGGTCGGCTGCGTAGCACCAGCCTTTGCTGTCGGTGGGTTCATGGTAGGAACGGCCAGGAGGGGCAGCGGATGCGACTCCGCGTTTCTTTGTCCACCGTTTGCCGTCCCATCGGGTGCGTCCGTTTGGGTCTTGGACGTACCGTGAGAGGAACATGGCTTTCTGGCGTTCGCTGGAGCGGTAGCCGCCGCCGATCCCTACGTCGGTGCCTTCTTCGCGGGCTGTGTCGAACAGGGCGACGAGACGACGACGGAACTCGGGGTGCAGTTTGTTCCATTTGGGGTTGGTTTCTAGTTCGGCGAGGCTACGGCGTGCCGATCCGTACCCGTACTTGTAGGTAGCCATCAGTAAATAATCATCCAACTAACAGCCGCGATCGCGCTTGTGACGCTGCTGACGGTGTGCCCGCTGTTGCTCGTTGTGGAGCCGTCCGTTTCATACATGCGGATGTTGATGTAGTTTGAATCAACACTATGGACGACAGCGACGAGAAGCGTGTCGTTGCTGTTTGATTGTTCCCCATAAGTGTTGACGAAAACAGGTTTGCTCAACGCTGCGGAACCAAGACCGTGCGCGATGCTGGCTTCTCCTTGGCCGTCCAAAGTGACGTTCTGATATCCGGTTTTCAAACGCTGCCCAGAGTCAAGTTTGTCCACCGTCACCGCGTTGTCGGCAAGTTCAGCCGTGTCCACGACCCCAGCGTCAATACTCGCGGTAAGCACAACATTTCCGCTACCGTCGAAACTCTGAGCGGCAGCTGTAATGTCACCATCTATTGAGAAAGTACGGGAAATAGCAAGAGCTGTGGCACTACCGGCATTACCTGTAACGCTGCCCGTCAGAGAAGCGTTAGTGCCGTTCGTTCCCGCCTCCAAAATCTTGCTGGTGCCATTAGAGGCATACACATCACCGACAAGATTCGCTGTGACTTTGCCCGCAGAAAAGTTGCCGGACGCATCACGTTTCACAATCATGTTCGCTGTGTTTGCGCTAGTAGCGTCAGACACTTTGGAACTTGGGATAGAAATATCTGTGTCCGACGCGGAGGTCAACCGGCCATCAGCATCAACGGTGAACGTGCCAACTTTGGCTGAGTTGCCGTAAGAACCAGCTGTAACAGCCGTAGCAGCCAACGCATCTGAGCCGACAGCACCAGTAGCGATGTGTTCGCTGCCGATCGCATCATCAGCGATCTTGTCGCCATCGACCGCGTCAGCAGCAAGTTCCGTTGTGCCAACCGCGCCAACACCAATCTTCGCGTTCGTGACCGCATCATCAGCAAGTTCAGAAGTTCCGACAGCACCAGTAGCGATCTTCGCTGCTGTGATCGCGCCGTCCGCGATAGCGTCATCCACAAGACCCCACGCCAAACCCCCGGAAGCAGCAGAATCGGCAGTCAAAACGTAGCCATCGGTGCCGACAGCCAACCGCTCAAACGTGGCTGTGCCATGCGTAACAATGTCGCCCTTCGTTGTCCACGTCGAAGCCAGTTCGTTCGCCTCATCAGCGTCAGTAGCGGTGAACACCGGGTACACGCTTGAACCATCAGCATGAGTCACATCTGTCGTGCCGTCCGCGCCACGCGAACCCGACACCGTCAAGTTCAAATCACCCGAGTTCGCACGGGTAACCAACAACTTTTCCTCATTCGCCGTACCAGGCTCAACCACAATGAAGAACGGGTCAGCACCGTACGGCCAGCCAGTAGCAGCAGCAACCGACAAGGTCGTAGCACCGGCAGCGAAACCGCCGTTCAAAACGGTTGACGCGCCTGCGCCTTCATATGCTCTGCGGGTCTTAGCCATCGTTTACTCCACTAGCGACCGTAACGTGACGGTGGCGGTGCCATCGAACACATAGCTGTCATTTGGCGAATCTACAGGAACCCATTCTACACTTTCTGCGATCACCTTGTAGGTGCGTGGGCCTTCCTGGAACGTAACAATCCGAGGGTTGTGGATAAGATCACGGAGGAATTCCAGTTCGTTATCCACATCGAAGAAGTATTCGCGGTGTTTCCAATAAAGCCGGGAGTGCAGCAGGATTGGGATTTGGAACAGTTCTGACCGTGTAGGTGCAGGTACAGCGCGGGCTTGCCAACGCCACAACACCGGCCCTTCAGAGGCGGTATCGGCGTCACGGTTCAACGTCACAATGAAACGTGCCTCACGGAACGAATCGTCAACACCTGTGAACGTGAATGAGGTGGTGCCTTGACGGTTTGCTGTGCCCAACGAGGTGCGTGTGCCGGAGTCGAACTCAAATTCGGCTTCGATGGTGCCGTTCAACGGTTCAAAGTCGAGGTCGAAGAACGCTAGGAATTTGTTGTCGGGGATACCCCACCGCCAAACACCCGTATCGATGTAACCGGACGGCATCAATTCGGTTAGATGTTCCGCGACAACACCGACACCTGACACGGTGAACAACCGGCGACCGTTGAACGTGATGATTGACAGCACGTCGCCCTGACCGGCATACATCAGATCGGGTGCGTGCGCGGGAAGACCGGCATCTACGAGCTGACCAAGATCAACACGTCCGGTGCCGGTGTACTCGCTGGTGTAATCGGTGACCCCCACCCAAACATACTGGTCGTAGCCGTGTGCGCACAGAATCGGGTTCGGCGACGGGATCGTCGGGCCAAGCACCAGGTTCGCTTGCGTGTCAGATGTCGCGTACCGAAGTCCTTCGTTCGTGCCGATCAGCACATACCCGAGGTATGCGGACATTGAGTAGATCGTTTCGCCCTTAGGTAGTTCTGCTGCGACGACAGGAGTGTCAAGAGTGCCGTCAGATGCGATAGTGATTTTGTAGATGAGTGCTTTGTCGCCGATGTTCGCGGCACAGTAGATCGCGTTCTGGCCGGCAGCGAAATCAACCCAGCGGAGATCATCAGGGAACGAGTCGTAGTCGGCGGGCGGGCTGTTCCCGGTTGGGTCAACCCATAGTTCGTTTGTGGAATTACCGCCGACAAACAGCCGGCCTTTCACAAACTCGACCACACCGTACTCGTGGCCGTAACTGGCAACCGATGACGTATGCGTCGCAGACGACACCTTCAGCAAACCTTGTGTTGCCCCTGTGCCGGCAACCGTGACGTACACGTTGACGCCGTCAGAAGTGGTATGCCGAACTGTCGCACCCAACGAAATCGCGGTAGGGGTACCGGCGAACGGGTCGTCGGTGTAATAGATGCTGCTGCCGTCCGTGTACCACAGTTCCCCGCCAGCCAACTCCAAGTACATGTTCGTGCCGGTATGGGTCTGCGCGAGAAACGTGTTCTTCAACAACGACACTTCGCCGTCTGTCCACACGTCCACACCCAACGACTGATAGAACCGTTGCGGGAACGAATCCGGCAAATCACCATACGGCTGGTTCATACCGAAATGCCACGACGTTTGGCCTCGACGCCACAGCCCCTGCGGGTTGATCGCAGCCTCACCAGGAATATCGGAGAAGTCGCTGGACTCACGCAGACGCGCCTCAAACGTGCGGGCATACCTGCCAGACGCCATATCTAAAGCGTACGCACGACCCGCAATAGCGATAGGGAAAATGTCCGGCACCAGATCCGAGTTACCAGGGTTACCTGTGTAAAACGTCGGGCCACCCGTATAAGCGGTGGTGAACGTGGTCAGCGACATAGCCGCCTACTTCCGAATACGGATCGGGTGTTGACGGTTCAACCGTGCCGCCTCGGCTTGGATGCGGTCACGACGCAAACGCTGCAACTGAATCATCGAGTTAGCAACAGCACCCGACGGCACTTCTTCCGCACGACGAGTATCACCCTGCGACTCCGTGAAGTTCCGTTTCACCTCACGCGGAGCGACGAGACGCATCTGCGCTCCGATAGCCAACAGATCATCCAACGTGTCGGTGCCACCCACCGACGCGACCGTGTCCGACTCTGCCGAGAACTGGCCGTACGGTGCCTTATAGATCACACGGACACTCCCGGCACGCACAGGCGAATCAAACACCAGCACGTTACCGGACGCGAAATCGGAGGTTGGCATGTCACGCAGCAAACGCACCGAACGGATCACCGGGTAATCGTCGCTCAAATAGCGTAGACGCACGTCATACAGATCGATGATGTCGGTGGTGTCCGTCAGGTTCACCATACGGTCAGAACCGTTGTAGTTCACATCCAACGTCTTCATCTGGAACAGACCGTTCATCGGCGACGACAGATCAGCCAGGTCGGCGTTCAACTGGTTCAACACCCGATGCCGAGGGAACCGTGGGTTCACCGTCACAATCGCACCGGCATCATGCGTTGAAGCAGTAGTGCCGCCGAAACCGCGCTCAACAACAGCGGTCTTCGATGTGCTGTTCGTTGTCCAAACATAGAACAACTCTTGGCCGATCTCAAAGACACCGCCTTCGCGGACACCTTGCAACGAGTACGTCAAAGTGATCGACGTGGCTGAAGCGTCGATACCGGACGCAAGCTTGTTGCGTTCCTCGACCGTCCCCGCTAGCAGTTCGCCAGAGACGCGGTCAATGAGTTGGCCTGCGGTAGTCACTTCTTCTTCTTACGCCCCTTGTGTGCGGAGTCCTTCATCAGTTTCCCGTTCGGCATGTAGTGGTATCCGGGGGGAGCCTTCTTCTTGGATTTCTTGCCGTAAGCCATCAACGGCGCTTCTTCGCTTTGATGTTCGACTCGTTAGTTGACAGCGCAGGGCCGAACGACCACGAACCAGGGCCGTTCGACTGGGTGGAACCGCCCTTGCGTCCCTTCTTGTACTTCATGCCTCCGTAATGAGCCATATCACTTCTTCTTCTTTCTCGCCATAGCAGCGTTATCGACAAGGTTCGGATACGGGCGACCCGCCTTCTTCGCACGCGCCTTCGCAGCACGTTTCTGAGCAGGCGACAACGACGACGACTTCTTCTTCGGGTTCTTCGTATCCCAAAACGCTTTCTTTTTCGCCGGCATCAACTCACCACGCCTTGCACGACCAGTAACGTGCCTTCGTTTTCGGGCCAGGAGTGTCACAGTTATGACGGGCACGAAAGTTCTTACGACGGGCAGGATCTTGCTTCTTGATCTTCATGTTCGGATCACCGAACGTCACCCGTTTCACGTTCGCGCCGTCCTTCACATAGACGACAGATTTCTTACGGCCATAGCCCGGTTCACCCTTGCGGATACGGCGAGGCGAGTTCAACTCAACCTGCTTGCCACGGTACACAGCCATGCGCCTATTGTACTACAAGATGCCTGTAACGACCTGTGACGGATGATCGGCCTTCTTCTCGATCTCGGCAGCACCGTCAATCTTTGCGGGCTGTAAACCGTCCTGTTTCAACCGTTTGTATGCGTCCATGTCTTTCGACCAGCGACGCTCCGTCGCATCAATGTCGTTAGTGGCGATCTTACGGGACGGCATCGAGGACGCGGAGAACGCGACCCCTGCGATCCTGCAACCGAAACAGCCGTCAACGTCAAGACCAGGGTGGGTTTCACGATGTTTCATGTGGAACAGTTTAGTTGACGTAGTCGCCGTAGCCTGCTGCGATCAACGCTGCGCGTTCTGTCTCGTCAACATGATGGTCATGCCCACCGAGGTAGATGATATCGATATCGGTATCTTCTGGTGGCTGGTTCTCGGTGTAGGTGCCGTCGGTAAGTTTCCACACGTTGCGTCCCCGTGGGCCGGGGGTGTAATGCCGGTACAGCTGCCAGATCAGCCGGTTGGCGGGGATCATGTTGCCGTGGTAGTAGTCGCTGC